TTGGTCTTCTTGTTTGGAGGGATACACCCCATCGATTCCCTTTTCCATGTTGTAAGCATGTCGTCTTCAACAGGATTTGACTACATCAACATTCCAGCACAAAACAGCACCGTTTTATCGATCTTCATCGTGCTAATGATTGTCGGCGGATGCACCTTTTCAATGGCAGGAGGCATACGCGTCTCCAGGCTGATCGCCTTCGGAAAATCAGTCGAACGAAGCATCAAAGAAATCTTCGCAAGAGAAAAAGTCATCGACGAACCAATCATGAAAGCAGAAGCCAACACCCTCGAAAATTCCACCGCCACTGTATCAATCGTTCTTCTCATCTTCACGTTAGTAATCTTCGCAGTGATCTTCACCACGATCGGGGTATCTTTCACAGACGCCTTATTCGAAGTCGGTTCAGCACTTACCACTAACGGCATCTCAATGGGAGCAACAACTGCGACTATGCCTATAGGCTACAAATGGCTGATGATAGCAGCGATGACCATCGGAAGAGTAGAAATTCTGTCGGTCTTGATGGCGTTAGTTCCAGTTCGACTCAAAGAATAACAAGAAATCTAAACCCAACTGTCATTATTCTGCAGAAAACTTAAACTACGAAAGGACATCAACCTAAAAGGGCATATGCGGGGGTACCCGAGCCAGGTCTAAATAGGCGGTCAGAAACCTAAGACAAGGGGGAGGACTTAAGATCCTCTGGCGAAGGCCTTCGTGGGTTCAAGTCCCACCCCCCGCACCATTATAAGTAAAATGCCGAAGGGTGGTAAATGGCGACGTTCTTGCTGTGTCAACCTATTTTCTCTTCCTGAATACTTTGTGGCCTTGAAAGTCGCAGACGAACTCGAATCCGTCCTCGACAAGTTTGCAGACTTCGTTTTCTGTCTTGGCTACCTTTGAGATGTAGTCGACGGTGCCCTGGAACAAGGCTTCCTCGAGTTGAATGTATAGGAGCGTGTTCTCGATTTTCCGATGTCCTAGCTGCTGCATGACGTAATATTCTGAGTGGTATAGGTGGTAGAGCATCGTTCCTCTCCAGTAGCGGAAAGTGTGGAAGTGGATCTTGAGTATTCTTGGGTTCTGAACTTTCTGTGCGATTCGTTTTCTTTGCTGACAGAAGTGACCTGCGTGATGGTCGACGGGCATGGTTGGGTATGAGAAGACTCGGTCTCCATAGTTTCTGGGGAGGGCTTGGAGCATGTTGCTCAGTTTGTTGCTCAGTGGCAGGACTCGCGGGTTGCTGCCTTTTTCTGGCGTTATGCTAATAACTTTCGACTCGAAGTCTACGTCGTCCCATTCTAGCTGCCAGATCTCGCCGCATCTCGCGCCCGTTTCCTTCAGTGTCTGCAGATATGTGGCCATGCGTTGGCTGCAACCTGAGATGAGCTGGTCGATTTCTGTCTCTTTGGGAATAAAGGGTAGTTTGCGGATTTTTTCGTAGGTCGGTGCCTCCCAAGTTCCCCCTGTCATCTTAAGGAAGGCTGAGTAGGCGTCGACCGCGTTGCTTTTTCTTCCGTTGCACCATTTCTGTTCGGATATCACTGTCTTCATCGATTGTGGATCGTAGAGGTTTGCTCCCCGCTTTGCGAGTATGCGTAGCAGTTTGACTCTGCCGCAGATGGTGGATTCGCTTCTTCCATTGCTCTTGAGCCAGAGTGCGTATTCAAGGATTTTTTGTTTGAAATCGTTTGTTTCGTTTCTCCGCAGAACTTCAGTTGTCTGTTGTTCTGCTGCCAAGTTTTTCGTCTCCGTGACGCATATTTGGCGAGTAGATACTGTGTCGTCTGTGGCTTTTTTTGGTTTCGTATCAACTCTCTGAAGACGTTCAAACGTGCTCCAAGCCTTCTGAACATCGGCAGGATCTGAAAATCGCCGCCCACAGTCACGACAAAGCCACCGCTGGATCCTGTCCCCGAACATAGAATACCGCAGGGCATCACGCCAAACCTTCTCGGACCCGCACTGTGGGCATAGAGGGCTGGAGCTGGCGGAGGACCCTATTCTCTCCGACTTACCGCTTTTTGGACCGGCTTTTGTGCCGAATATGCGATCACGCTCTGACGTTTGTTGCGTAAGTCCAGCCATTCCCTCGCCACCGGATCCTTAATTGACGTTCTTCGTTCCTGATTCGGTCTCGTGCAAAAACAGGATCTTCTTACTCTTGACTCGTTGAAAGTAGAGCCTAGGATGTTTCTGTTGGAAGAGCATTAGAGCTGCTCTGTTCTCAAACACGGGATTTGAATAATCACTGTTGTTGTCCAGATGCTGCTTGCAGAATGAAACCCCTACCTTCGTGCGACCGCTCGCAAAGAAGATGTAGCCGGTTATGCCGGCAGCAGGAGCACCGCATACGACGCAAACCGCACAGTCCATTCGCAGTGGCTTCCTTATGCTATTTGAAGAAGAGTTCGTCTCTGACGGCTTGGCCTACTCTCAGGAAGCTCCTTTCATTTTCGCAGAATTCCAAGATTATTGTAAGCAGCGGGTCTCTGGCGTCTTTGAACTCTTTGATGAAGCCTGCCCTTCCAGCTGATACCCTTACTTCAATGTTCTTGGTCTCACCCAGTATCTGGTAGAAACCTATCTTGTCATGCGCGTATCTTGCGAAAACTTCCCATTCGTCAATGACGTTCACCAAACTGGTTTCACCTTACACTATGTTGCTTCAGAAGTTTAAGGGAATTCTGGCACCGCCAAAGTATAGTAGACTTTGGAGAGCTTCACAAAGTCTAGTAGACTTTGCTGACCCCTACAAAGTCATCTATCTCAAAACGGACATATCCTTCATCAAAGAATCGCAGCCTGTCAACTTGTCAGTCTTTCGTTTTATCTTTTTGTGTGGTCTTCTCTAAGAACAGTGTTAGGGCGGCTAGCTCTGCAAACAGTGCGTCTTCATCGGCTTCCTTTATGAACGTGTCAGGACTGATTTGGTTGAGGAAGAGAGCAACTTGGGCTCTGGTCGTGAGCTGATAGAGTGTTGCTTGGGCGCCCGCTTGGGTATTCCGAGTACCTGCTTTGTATATGTAGCCTGAATCTTCGAGGGCTTTTACTCTGCGGCTGATGTTCGTGTATTTTGTGTGTCGTAGGCCTCTTTGGGTTTTGATTTGCTTGTGGATTTCGTAGATTGTTAGTGGGCCTCTTTGGGTCAGGGTTTGGAATATGGTGTGGTTGAGTCGGGCTTCTCGGCCTTTGAAAACTGAGAGCTTTGTGTTTTTGGGTTTGGGCACTTCATTCGCTTACCGGCAGCATCGGTAAGATCAGAACTATGTGCAGAAGGGCTTATTCACGTTAATTTACACATTTTTGTGTCAACGGGTCTGGGGGAAAACGTTTCTGCAGGCAGAAATGCCCTAGCGCAAAATGTCTTTTCGGTTAGTATTTAAAAAGAATCTGAGGTTTAACGTTCTGGGACCATGGTCTTAGTGGTTTTCTACCGTGTTTTGTCGGGGGTGTTTTCGGCATGCCGAAACGTTTTCTCGGGTGTCAAAGTGAGGATGACAGAGTAATTTTCGAGTTTTACCTCGATGTCGAAGTCTTGTTTGAGTAACGGCGCGATGGTTTTGTGATACTTTTTGGGTATGTCTATGGATAGTCGTTCGTACTCGTAGGTGCGTTTGGTTTTCAGGTAGTGTTTCTTTGAGACTCGACGCTGGATCCTAACCAAATCAGTCACAATGACTCCTCAGGCCACTTGGTGTGCCGTCATGTGGTCAGAATCCTCTTTTTTTGCTCCGGTATAACTCTATGTAACCGCATTTTTCACAGTAGAAGACCTTGAGCTTCTCGCCTAGGAAGGCGTCTTTTGAAACCAACTCGATTTCAGATCCTAGAGCTTGAAAATGTCTGTCTTCGTGCATCTGAGAATCACACTTGGGACACTGCACAGCCTGTCAACCCTGCGCAATCACGAAATTTCCGAGAATAATAAACTGGACCATGAAACAACATCTTTTGCTAATGGAGAGTGGGGTTAAAGTGAAGCTTTCGTATGGTCTTGGATCGATCGGGACAGGTCAAGGTAACAGAGAAAAACCGATTGTCTGAGTTGGAAAGGGCTGCTAAAAACATGCTTTTTTAAGTCTGTAGACTGAAGACTCTGAAAATCGGAGGTTTGTGGAAATGAAATACAAAATCTTAGTTGTAGAGAGAGGGATCCGAGGCGGCAAGTTCAAAAAACCGCTGAGGATACGAATCCCACAACAGCAAAATAAGGCTGAAAAGAAGCTTCTGCAGTATATATTGGAATCACTAAACGCCAGATCCAGACTAATACCATTTACTCTAAAATACGTCAGCACGATGGAGATCGCTAGACATCTGTTATTCAACAGGACAGGGAGCCCGAATGCTCTCTTCGCATACATTAATGAGCTAGGCTATTTCTGCGGATGGATGAAGGCCGAGCCTGATCAACTAATGAACAGGTGCCGAGACCGGAATGGAGATGCAAATCCAGAAGGGATGGCAAATATGGCGCGCGCCCTTGACGAATACGTTGACTATCTCCAGGCAAAGGATCTGTCACCGGGGAGTATATGGATGCGCCTGAAAAACATCACGATCATGTTCCGTATCAACGGCGTAGGACTCCAACTGCCTTACGGTTTGACCACCCAGAGTCGGCACGAAGATCGAGCCCCTACACGCGAAGAACTCCAAAAACTCCTAGATCTGGCAAACCTTCGCGAAAGGGTAATAATCACAATACTGGCGGTCAGCGGTCTCCGCGTAGGTACACTATTGAAGCTTCAATATCGACACGTCAAAAATGATCTTGAACGTGGTATCATTCCAATTCATGTGCATGTCGAGGCCGGGCTGACGAAGGGCAAACGTTGCAGCTTTGACACTTTCCTGAATGAGGAAGCAGCAGACTGCCTTAAAGCTTACATCTGCGCTCGCAAGAAAGGTACAATGAGTACTCCGCCAGAGGAAATACACGACGAATCACCTTTAATACGAACACGCCGCTGCCTGAAAGTCGGCACAGTGACTGTCAAAACGGTTCATTCATTTATTCACGATCTCTACGTGAGAACGGGTTTGCTTGAAAAGAATTCTTTGCGCAGAAGATATGAATTGAGAATTCACAGCTTAAGACGGTTTTTCAGGACTCAAATGGCTTCGCTTGAAGTTGATCCAGACTGCATTGATTTCATGATGGGTCGGGCAGTGAAAGACCGTTACCATGACGTTAGTATGAAAGGAGTCGAATATCTGCGCGGCGTGTACATGACGTCTGGAATACGCATAAGACCGAGAATTAGAATGAACAGAATCGATGCCTTGAAAGAAATACTCCAAACATGGGGATTGGACCCGCAGAAGATCCTGACCCATGAAGCCCTAGCCCAAATCACTCCAACTACAAAACAAGAACAAGCTGATAGCAAAGATTTACTCATCTCGTCAGAGTCTTCAGAGAATCATCAGCCAAGTACTTCTCTAGCAGCATCATCTGGTGCAGAAACATGAAATCCCTTACTATAACTAGAAGCCGAACCGGACGCAGACTAAAACAGCCTTTCACGCTTGAGATCTCTGAAACAGAAAGCATAGCCGACAGAAAACTTCAACAATATGTCATAGATGCGTTCGTTGGATGGTCTCCAAAGCTAGCGCGATTCACCTTCGAACACTCGACTACCATGGCGCTCGCGAAGCATCTGTTGCGTCACCGAACAGGCAGTCTGCACACGCTTCGTAATCGCGTTTATGATGTATATCGCTTCAGCAGATGGCTACAAAGAGAACCTGACCAGCTTCTGAATGACTGCAAAGGAAAGGATCAAGTTCCAATACCCAAGGTCGTCGTTCAAATGGTACGTCTCCTCGCTGACTTCGCCGATAATCTTCAAGAAGAAAACGGCATGGCTCCCGCCACAGTGTACAACATGGTGAAAGGCATCCAATCTTTCTTCCAGCTCAACGGAGTCAGATTAGGAATGCCCTGTCGGAGATCAAAGTGGAGCGTTTATGAAGAACGTGCACCTACACCGGAAGAACTTCAGAAGACCATAGGCGTAGCAGACGTGCGGGGTAAGGCCATAATCGCCTTATTGGCAGTCGGCGGCTTTCGAAGCGGATCCCTGGTTCAACTCAAATATCGCCACGTTAAACGAGACTTGGAAAATGGAATAACGCCCATTCATGTTCACGTTGAAGCCGCAATAACAAAGGGAAAACGGCATGGTTACGACACTTTTTTGAATAGGGAAGCTGCAGAATATCTCAAAACCTACCTAGACGCCCGGCAAAATGGGACATTAGGGCGACCGCCAGAATGTCTTAACAACGAATCGCCTTTGATCAGTGACTATCGTGGGACCAAACCATTAGCGGTCGGGACAATTCAGGACATCGTCAACTTGCTTTACATTAAGGCTGGTGTATTGACCGAGAACCGTAAAATCAAAAGATACTGTCTAAATGTTAAAAGTCTTCGCAAATTCTTTCTAACTCAAATGATGTCAACAGGCACAGAGCGCGATTACGTCGAGCACATGATGGGTCACACCCTGAGCGTTTATCACGATGTCAAGATGAAGGGAGTCGATTTCCTACGAGGAATCTATTTGAAATCTGGCATGAGCATACAACCAAGAACCAAAGCCAGTAAAATACTTGATCTAATCGAAATCACCCGCTCATGGAAACTAAACCCAGAAGAAGTCCTAACGCAAGAAGCATTGAATTTTCCTGGCAGAGCTCACGCCACCACGTCGAAGATTCTACTGGGAGACACTTCGCGCGTACCTTTCGAAAAGACGGTATGAGAAATGGGTCAGAGCTACCAAAAACCCTTTGCACAGATTGGGGCTGGGTAAAGGAGAGATCAGCAGGTCTTCCCCACAGGAAAAGCGACACGGCGAACAAGCCAATAAAGCATCTAGCGCGCGCATCATTACTTGCTGTCCTGACTAGGCAGAAAGAAATGAACGAATCTTTGAGGAGATTAGAGATCTGTTGCATGGCAGTTCTTATGAGAAAGATTATTTGAAGAAGCCAGAATATGTGACATGAGGCGTGGCTGTTGAAGACGTTGAAGACTTCTGATGAGGCTCATGCAAAGTTGACTTCGGTTGTTGGAAGGCTCATGGCAGAGTCGGGGAAGACCAAAACGTATTCTGATGCGATAGAGGCTCTGCTGAACAACTCTGTCATCTTATCGCCAGAGCTTATTGGTCAGGTCGAAAGCTTTTTGAAAGATAATATTCGGTTGGGATATGCATCAAAAGAAGAATTCATACAGGAAGCAATACGCCTCAAACTGACCATGTTGCCTGAAAAGAAGCTTTCCGACGAGAAACCCAGGAAAGGAAGAAAAACCTAGGCATAAACTGAAATTGAAGCCTGCCTAATGTTTCCCTTGATTGCTGCCAACATGCTAACCGCAATTGCCTTTATCACAGGAACAGGAACAGAATTAGCGAATTGCCTATAAGCATGTGTATCGGCAACGGGTATCTTGAACGATTCGGGAAATCCTTGAAGCCTTGCGCATTCACGAGGAGTGAACTTTCTGACTCCCTCATTGTTCTTTTTCTTCAATGGATCGTCTCCTTCCTTCCAGCAGTTCGGCAGCGGATCGTTCTTGATAAGGTTCCTTTCTTTGCCCATACCTCCAGCGACCAGGGTTCCTGCGATGTCTTTCTTTGGGTTCAGCACTCTGTATCCGAAACCATGTCCGAGAGCCTCATGCCTCCTTCTGTGCTCTTTCAGGCTGTTTAGGTATTGCTGGCCGATGTAGTATTTTTCAGCAATGTTCTTCTCAAGGATACTGTCGAGCTTCACGATCTTCGAGCTTCCCCTAGGCCACTCAAATGCTACGCCTTCTTCTTTGAAGCCTGCAATGAAGAACCGCGGACGGTTCTGAGGAAGACCGAAGTACTTTGCATTCAGAACGGCTTCATGCACGTTATAGTCTAGGTCATTCTGAAGAACGTCCTTCACCACCTTCAAGGTGTTGCCGTTATCGTGATGCTTGAAGTGTTCGACATTCTCCAGGAGAAAGGCTTCGGGTTTTCTCGCACTCAGGATCTTTGCTATCGTATAGAACAGTGTGCCCCGGGTCCTGTCCTCAAACCCCTTCTTCTCACCAGCTATAGAAAACGGTTGACATGGGAACCCACCGAGGAGAATGTCATGTTTAGGAAACCTTGACATATGCTTAGTAACGTCATTTATGTCTCGATCATTGATCTTTCCGAAATTTGCTCTGTATGTCTCGCAACACTTTTTGTCATTATCATTCGCGAAGACGAACTCTATCCTTTCTTCAAACGCCTGTTGGAATCCCAATCGTATTCCGCCGATCCCCGCGAACAAGTCGACGGCCCGATAGATCCTTTCTGTCTCTTTCAGCAGGTTTCCCACCAAGTCAAGATCGGTTAATATACGAGATTTGACGATACTTAACGTTTTGGTCACGCAATTTTCTGTAGCCTTTTTAGGTTGCAAACCACATAAAACAATCGGGTGACTCTTTGGTTAACGTCGGAGAACAAGACGAACCGAGATTGATAGAGAATCTGGTGTCTTTGAGGGGCAAGCGAATTGAACCCCTGGGAGACATAGCTAGCGTCGCTTCTTATGATGGTGTCGAGTACCCAGCTCGCGTTCAAAGAAGTCAGATCTTGAAGGCGCCAACGTCTGCCAAGAGGGACGTGATCATCAATGGAAGAGGATATTCGACCAAGAGCACCCGCGGCGCGCGCGTAGCCATTGTAAATCACACGACCAGGGAAAAGTGGCTCCGAGTGTGCAAATCGGTGGGCTTGAGCATAAACCCGCTGGACGAAATGGTTTCAGAATACTGGAGACTGCGCGTCGATAGAAGAATAGGCGAAGATGTTCCTTCTTCCAGCATGTATTGTCCGTTCGGAAACAATATGCAGAGAAAGGAGTATCTGAGGGGCCTTGTCAATTACTTTCTTTTCGACGGCAGTGGGGCACGAGATTCACGGTATCCTGCCGAGTATATTCTCGAATTCGCAGATCCGCTCATTCCGAGCACCTGGAAGGTTCTGGACAAAAGGTCGGCGTTTGATTCGATGTGGCCGAAGATGGTTTTCAGTATCCGATCCGAGAAGGGCATGCCTTCAAAGTACCCTAACATTTCTGCTTGCAAGAAGGCCCTGATAGAACCTTGGGTAAGGCACATCGATGGTGAGTTCCGCGGTTCTCTGCACATTCGGACAAGATGATTGAGGACGCACAGATGCTGAGTTCGAACGAAATAGAAAAACAGATAGAAAATTACAAGCTCGACTTTCCTCAAGTCCGAGACGAGAGAATAGAATGGAACACAAAGCTTCCGATGTTTGTTGCAACCTTCAACAAACTGATCCAAGAGAAAGGGGTAGTACCATCCCAAGCTGATTTTGTGAAAAGATATTTCGAGGGTAACTCGGCCGAATTAAGTTCGGTCGTTTCAAGCGAAAGTCTGAAAGCAGGATTGGAGGCGAGGGCGAAACGAGCATATCCATCGTTTGTGAGGGATATTCACCTCGATGCGTTGTTGAGGGAAAAAGGGCTGCAGGTTTCCTACGACCAAGAAGTGGACATTGTCGGCGGAGTAGACCACAAAGTCACGTACGAGGGAGAAACATTCCATGTTCACGGCTACGTCGGCACGAATAGGGGAAGATTTGGAAGGAGAGTCAAGAACAGGAGGCATAAGTTCCGAGGGGTACATATCGATATGGCCCTAGATCTGGGCGCCAGGACAACTAAAAAGGTCGGCGATTTCTTCCTGTATTCTAAAGAAGACATTGACAATCTAGTCAAGGAAATGGAGAAGAAAGTGAAGTAATAGACGCTTTTCGCGAGTAGCCTCTGCTTTCAGATTTCAAAAGAAGAGATATGGGACAAGTGTTCTTTGGGCAAATTGAGAACCTTGCAGACATTTGCGTATTTTTCTGGGGTTTGTTCTCCATTACTTATGCGCTTGATCATTTGCAGCACTTCTCGTACCTTCTGTGAGGGATAGAAGTACCAACCCTCGCATACTTCAACTTCACCAGTAAGTTGCTTTGATAAGGATTCTCTCTTACTCTCGAGTTTAGCCAATCGTCCGCCAAGCCTCTCTTTCGTGGCTTCCAGCTTCTTCAATTCCTTCGTCTTTCCCTTGCCTTCCTTGGTGCGTACCTCGAGCTCCAATAGCTTGAGCTCGATTTTGCTAATTGCTCCACTCGCATTGGAATAATCCATTGCCTCCCCGCTTTTCAGCGGGCAGAGTATGTGAACCCCTCGGGGCAAGGCTCCCCGCTCTCCTGTTATTCTTTCTATGTCGTGAGGGAGGCCCATCCTCGTGTATTGAAATAGCCAAATTCTGTATATTTTATCGCCCGTCTTAACTAAGACATCGGTGTGATTTCTTGCATCTTCGATGGGGTCCGTCTTGACCTCAAAGTCTTTGGACGATTTCTCCTTCGCAATTTCCTGGTGCAGCGTGGCTGCGAAATCCTTGTCCCTCAAAAGGGATGCGTAGGTTCTCATACTTCTGGCAAGAATGCCCGTTATTTTGCTTGATTCAAAGCCCTTTGAACGACCCTTCTTCACGAGCAGGTATAGATAGTCTATCGGGCTATGACTTCCCAACTCGTCCGATGCTTCAAAGAAGGTGTCCGTGTAGCTTATACCGCCCCCGCGTCCCCCTTGGGTCCTCTGCAACCCTCTTATTGCGTCTCCAGTGACCAGCTTGTTGGTTAGTCCGAGTGCCTCAAGCTGATTCTTCAATTCCAGTATTATTTCAGGCTCACGTGAGTGCAAATTCTCGACGGCTTCCCCGAACGTCTCAGAAGCCCAAATAGAACAAAGATTTCTCGGCACCTCAACCCTGCTCATTGCGTGCTATGTGCATCAAAGCGATATTTATGCTTGCAGTGAAATGCTCGGTGTCAAGCAATTGCCTGGCCGAGAGTGGGATATTCGGCCTTTGCATAGTCGCATATCGAATTCAAAGGGCAGTCTGGACATTTCGGCTTCTTTGGAAGACATATCAAGTTTGCAAGGTCGATTATGGCAAGGTTGAGTTCTCTACAATGATTTGCTGCATATTGAACTATTTCGTCTGCAAACGATCGAATGCGACTGTCTTTTTGCGGTATCGTTCTGGTTCGCAGAGAAAAGACGCGTTTGAACACCCTAGCAAGATTTGCATCTACCGTGAGCACATCAACACCGTACGCGTGGCACCTAACAGCATCTGCAATGTAGTTACCCACACCGTAGAGCGAAAGCAGCTGCTCCCTCTCTTTTGGTATTCTGCACGCATGCTCGTTTACGATCTGATACGCGACCTTCTTGAAGACTTCAGCTCTCTTTTTCAGTCCAAGCGACTCTATATGCGCTGCAATGCCTTCAACAGGAGCGTTTGCCACGTGTTGCGGAGTCGGGTATTGCTTGAGGAACTTCTCATAAATCCGAACAACCTGCTCAGCCTTGGTGCGTTGTAGCATGATTTCTGCAACCAAGACTCTGTATGGATCGCGCGTTTTCCGCCAAGGGTAAGTCTTATTATTCTCCTTTGCCCAGCTGAGAAGGAGTCGCATGAAACTCTCAGCTTTCTCGGGTGCCACCATCTACGCAGTCTCTCGATCTATCTTTTGGCTTTCTATATTTCAGAGTTTCGTTGGCCCTGAATCAGCGCGCGCTTTCGGATTGCCAGAACTGAGAAGAGACCACAAGAGATTAAGAAAGCAACTTCCAAAGTAGAGCCAAAACAGAAGTTGTCCCAAATGGTCACAGATAATGGGAAAGAAGTCTCAAGCCCACTGAGGTATCCAGGAGGGAAGTCAAAATTCCTCCAAAAGATAATCCCAAACATCTATCCATTCTACGATGAGTTCAGAGAACCGTTTGTGGGCGGCGGGTCAGTTTTCTTAGCCGCAATACAGAGGATAAATTCAAAGGCATTGTACAAAATCAACGACCTAAATTATGATTTGTACTGCTTCTGGAAGGAACTCAAAGAACATGGAGATGTCTTAACAGAAGAGATTCAGACACTTAAAGGTGAGTACAGCAATGGAAGGGAATTGTACCAGATTTTGACGAGCGAAAGTACAGAAAGAACGGAGATGGAGAGAGGTGTTAGATTTTTCGTACTCAACAGGATTACATTTTCTGGAACTGCAGATTCGGGCGGCTTCTCAGAACAAGCATTTCACAAAAGATTCACTGATTCTTCAATACAGAGACTGAAACCTCTGTCAAAATTGCTTAGAAACGTCGTAGTTGAGTTTGGAGATTATGAAAAACTACTTTTGGAGCCTGGCAATAGGGTATTCGTATTCTTAGACCCGCCTTATCTCAGTGCCATGAAATCAAGATTGTACGGGAAAAACGGTGATTTGCATACTTCATTTGACCATGAGAGATTTGCAGATAGCATGAAAAAGTGTGCCCACAAATGGCTGATCACCTATGATGATTCTCAGGAGGTTCGCGACCTGTTTTCATTCGATGACTTATGTTTCTATAAGTGGAAGGCTCAGTACGGAATGACTAATGTATCGAAGAAAGAATCTAAGAAGGGTAGGGAACTACTGATAGCAAACTATCAGCTAGAATTTTTGAAGCAGAAGAAAATGACGCAATTCTGACCGTTCCCGTTTTCTGACATGCATAGAGGTCAGTTGGGCGGGTGCCAAAACAGGTAAACCTTCGCCTGCAAAAGAAAACCACAGATCCTGATCAGCTCAGCCAATTTCTCTAGCCCCGCATTCCTAATCTGTCTTTCATAGACAGCTTTCGTGCCATATGGCAAGTGATAACTGAAACTCTTCGAAAACCTGGGATGCCGATATCTTAGGAATGCTTCCCTAATTCTAAGAAGGCCATCGGTCGAGAGGCCTGCAAGCTTCTCCGATACCACTTTGGTACTGCTTAGGAATTGGATGTCCAAACCCAAGCCTTCAAGGATCTCTTTGATTCTGATCGCCTCTTTCGCTGGCTTCTGAACCGTGATTTTTTGCATGCCAGCTTTCTCAGCAAACGGGTTATACTTCGCCATCACCGCACTCATTTCAACATACTCTGTGCCAGCGAGACCCAGCGTGTCCTTAATCAGTTTTGACCCGAGCCCTATCGTCCGGTATTTGGGATGAACAACTACCCTGCTAATGTTACTCAACTTCTCATTCAACTCTTTCATCCCCATTTTCGGCAGCATCAACCTTCGCCCAAAACACGTCACCGCAGGATAACTATACACGATTACCCCGCACAGCTCTTGCCCTCTCTTAAGAGCGAAGATCTTGCGTGGCGCAGGCACCCTGTGACTGCGATAATGAAAACCTGCTAGGGCTCGCCAATCAGCCATCGAACCCTCTTCAACACGCATTTCCTTGACAAGACTGCATTCCGCCAGAGCAATATTCGGGTAATAATTGACTGTGATTTCCTTTCCAAACCGCTTATGAACGTGCACACTAGGGCTCAAATCCTGAAACAGATCCGTGTGAGTCGTCGCTGCCAATACCGCTTTGCCCTGCTGCCTGGCACACTTCTGCAAGTTGAAAGCCACGATCTTGGCAGTGTCACGATCCAGCGTTGCAGCAAACTCGTCTAGAATCCAAAAACGAGCCCTACTCTCCAGCAGCTTCGCAATCCTATACCTATACTTCTGGCCGTCGCTGAGCTGATCAAAACTGCGAAGAAAAAGAAAGGCATCATTCAAGCCTACTCTACTCAGAAGCTCTAAACCCTCTTCAACCGTGATGCCTACTGTCTCAATAAGCGGTTTCTCATGGTCCACCTGAATATCAGCAACATTGATAGCATCGTCACTTAGATCCTTCTTGATAGCCCTCAAAAGAACAGATTTGCCGCTCCCAGAATCACCAGTAACGTACACGATATCTGCGGGCCCTATCTTCAATTCGACATCAAGAACAGGGAACGTGAGTTCCTCGTCGACGCCGAGCCCAAAAGCCTCAGCTACAGCCGTGGTTCTAGGAGTCAAGGCTACCGTTGTGCTGTATGAAATGTTGAAAGAAAACTTGCCCTGCTGCCTGTCGTAGACCCTTCGGACCTTATGGATCCTGAAAGAATCCTGTCTGCTTCTCATCGAATGCACTTCTCACGTGCCAACTTCTGTCGAATCTTTTTCAACTTATTTTTTCCAGCAGTCAAGATTTCTCAACTCAAAAAAGAGAAACAAAGAAAAAGAGAACATGATTGAGTCACTGTCCTTTCGGAGGGCTCACTATTTTTCCCAAGACGCTTCCCAGAATGTCGATGAAGAACACGATTGCGGTTCCAATCGCTCTCAGCTCAAGGGTCGGTGCAACGTTGAAGATTATGGCTAAGTTGCCCGTGTAATACGCTGCCGTCTTGTAGAATTTGTTCACATCATACTCGAATTCTGGGTTACCAGTCGCCTTGGCATGAGCGTAAGCTTCAATGTAGCCCCAACTGTTCCGCAGCCAAATGAGACCCACCGCGAATAGACCGCCTCCGAACACGTTACGCAGGAAAACAAAAACTCCCTGAAGAGTCCCTGGCACAGTGTCGACGTCTATTCCCAATATTGCTGTTTGCACAGCAAGGAGAGCCCCGCCTAATATCGCTAGGGCTACTGTTATCACTGGAAAAGCTGTCTTCCAATTCTTCAAATCCATAGCAATCACCTCCTTATGACCGTGAAAAAACAAAATCAGGAATGATGCCCGATCAAAACGCCCGTCACAGTTCCGATCAAGCCAGATATACCCGCGAAAACCTCACTGTTCCACGAATGAAGAAAAGCAAGATTCGCAGTCTCAAGCGCTACGAGGCAGCCTATCACAACAAAAGAGAATTTGACGAGCAAGACAAGCTTGGGGTTAGGCTCAACAACGACTGGAACCCCGCGTCTGGAGCCTTTCGGCGTCAGGGTTCGTGTCAACGCCTTCTTAACCCAATCGGTCATGATGGTTGCTCACATGCTCTTGCTTAGTCCTGTTCTGCAGGGACCTTCTTCCACCCATCAGAAAACTGTTCATCAAGACTTGGGCTTCTCCGGGTTGAATGTGATTCTTCGCCAAAACAATGACCTTCGTGCTCCAAACAAGCGGTATAGCCGTATAGTCTAGGTCACATAGGCCGTCAGCATACCGGAAATTATTCTGAACCAATATGATGTGTTTGCTCTTCTGGCCAAGCAACCCCAAGTACAAGCCCCAACTCACGACGGGAACATCAACATTTACGCCTGCACTCAAGCTTTTTCCAATGCTTGCATCTGACCATTCGACCCGAACCAGATCGCCGAGGCTAAGTCGCCTTATTTCATCTTCAATTTTCTTCAGCTTCTCACCTTCTTACCTGGATTATCTGTGCCGCGTTTTTTCATGGAGATCAGAATCATTTCCATGGTTGCAATGCGATTCTGAATGGCACAGTTAACGTCTTCGAGGACAATCGCCTGCATCCACTTTGGAAATTTCAAAATATGCGCTCCAAGACGTTCCCATTTTTTCATCCATTTCTTGCGCAACTCCGTCTCCTGACCCCAATTTCGCAAAACATCAACTTCCACCACAACCTACGCCTCCTGCAAAGTCAACGTGAAATACCGTACGTTCTTACCTGCAAGGTTCATTGCATCGATATTTACTGCCAGAACATACACGTTCGTGCTGATGACTCGAACCTCATCGGTCACAGCAAACGCCAATTCTGTTCCAGCCTTGCCTGAATCCTCAAAACTCTTAGCCTGACTGCTTGCCCAAGCCGTGCCGTTTTCAACAACCCGCAACGTCCAGACCCGAACAACACCCCGAGCCTTAACCTTGCGTTTTGCCTCCCCGCCCTCCCACCGATCCCACTGAGTGTTAATCACTTCAAAGCTTTCTGCAAGAGACAAACCTTCGAGAGTTTTTCCGTCTAACGTTACGGTCATGCTTCCAAATCAACTCCAACCGAGCTCTGCAGAGCCGCTAGAAAAGATTCAGGAAGGTCCTTCTTTCCAGCACGGATCTGGTTGACTATCGCAATCAACGCTTCCTTTGCATCTTTCACTGTCAACGGTCTTCCAAGGAGCTGCCGAACAGTCTTAAGTCGCTCCACCAAGTCAAGATAGTTCAGTTTGAAAGTCTTCGTTGTTTCATCTGGCATGTCATAACTTATTGTGAGGTTGATTTCCCCGTTTTCCACGGTTACTTGAGTTATTTTAATCATAGGATCTCATCTCAGATCTACGGCGATATGGCTGATACAAGCACCAGTGTGCAGGGAACCTTTGACGTAGAGAAGTGAAGTCTGCCCGTCAACGATCTCGAAAGTATACGTTGGAGTCTGAATGCCCGTGCCTGAAAGGGAATAATAGTAGTCTGTTGCGTCTCCGAAGCTGAAGGCCCTGACTTTGCCGATGTACGCGTATTTTGTGGGGTCCGTTAAACCATCAAGCGGTTCAAGCATCAAATAGAGAGTGCTTCCCTGCGGAATGTCCAAAGTCACTGGTTGATGAAGAGTGTCGTACATGAGCCAGGGACAGGCGACGATGCTGATGTAAACAGTCGTGTTCGCATTGTCTTTGGTGACTGTGAACGTGTGAGCAGATCCAACTGATAATGCTGTGAAATATTCTGCATGTGCTCCTTCTCCGCTTCCTGTATCCTGATTTCTAACGTCAAAGTCGATTTGTGCGCCGTCGACGGCGAGGCTTACACCGTTTGTGAGAGAGTCTCCAACATTTTCAAAGTTAGTTTGACCTGCAGCTGTGACCCCGTAAGCCTGGACTCGAAAGACAGCTTGTTTCAGAGCCCCTATGCATGATTCACGATTCGCCGGTGTTATGCTGATTTGTGAAGAATATGAAGCGAGAAAGGAGCCATTCATGTCTGAGAAAGCAACGAAGCCACAGACGAATTTGTCAACAGACATCTCTGAACTTGGTCCGCCCTGTCTTCCCTGAACCAGAATATCGTAGGTTCCAGCGTCCACATAGCAGAAGCATTCATGATGGCCGCTCACTCCGCCCGACGTTTCTTTGTGCGCCCAAACATAGTTTGCACCGACTTTCAACCGGAGATACCCGTCATAGCCAGTTACGCCTCTGTGAGCGTCTATATGGAAGATTAAGAGTCCCGCTTTAGGCGTCGTCACGTTCCCATAGTCATGAAGTGTATCCCAACTCGTGCTCGGCGCAGAATAGTGGGTAGAATCATCAATGAATGTCTCCTCAGACTCGATGTCCCTGACTTGTTCGACGAGCAACCCCATTCTTAGAAGCTCCTAGTTCCGATCCTGACCCGTTTATGTGTTGAAGGACCGTCGGATGATGAGGCTTCAAGGATAATGTTGTCTAGGATCTTTTCGACTTTCTTGACAGCAAGGTCCGCGGTGCGTTCGTCAGCGGATCCTTGAATGTAGACGAGCGGCGAATTGATGTTGATCGTTGTTCCGAGCCCTCGCGGCATATAGGGACCGCTTAACGGGATTATTGCCTCGGGACCTGCCTCTCCAATCAAGGCGATCTCAGGTTTTGTGACGATCCCTCCCTTTTGACGTTTGAACGCTGGACCACCGGCTGCGCTGCCTCCGGCGCTGGTCACGGCTCCGCTTATTGCAGCTCCGACGCCTCCGAAGAAAGAGGCGACGCCTCCGAGCCAATCAGCAATCGGTTTGATAATATTGTTGTATGCCCAGGAAAGAGCGTCGAAAACGGGTTTAATCAAGTTCTTGTAGGCCCAAGAGATGCCGTTGGAAAGAGTGTTCCAAGCGCTCAGTAAGTTTCCAATAAGGAACAGGGCGAGAGGCATTAACACGTTGTTCCAAAACCATGAGAGTGCTGAACTGACAGGCTGAATTACGTTCGTGTTGAACCAGCTTACGGCTCCGCTGACTGCGTTCCAAGCAGCAAGAAAAGCGCCTTGCAGGTACGCGCCGATCGTGTTGATTAGGTCACGGAACGGTTTGCAGTTGTTGTACGCGTAGATTATTCCGGCGATGAGGGCAGCGATTCCTGCAATGACGAGAATTATGGGGTTTGCAGACAGGAAAGTCATGGCGCCAGAGAGTGCCTGCGTGACTGCCCCCCAATTCTGTATGATGCTTATGACCCCGGTGATTCCAGTGATCAATGTCGGGATGACACTTACAGCCATCGTCATCATTGTTTTACGTTGATTTTCAGCTGCCATATCCGCTCTTTCAGTAGCTACCTTGTAGCTTTCTTGCGCGAGCTCCAATCGGTTCTGAGCATCTATTGCTTGTTCGCTGCCTTCCCCGAACTTCTCAAGGACTTTGTTCAAGTTGTTCTGAGCATCACGGACGGACTCTGCGCTTTTCTTTACTGTGAGGTTTGCACGATCTAATGCAACTTGGCTATCTTTGACGCGGTCAACCATGTTGTAAAGGTTAAGTGCGCTTGAAGCCAGGTTGTTGAAACCGAGAACTAGGCTCTTAGCGCTGCTGCCTACCTTACTGATCGTACTGCTGGCATTATCGATTGCCCTGAGATCAATTTGAAGACTTGTACTCAATTCAAACCCTTCTGCGATTCATTTTCTCCGAGAACCAGGCAGCCCACTTCAAAAGAAAAGAAACCTGGAAAGGCGTCAGACTCCCAATATACTCAAGCGTGTACCTATACTCGTGTGCAATAAAACCGATCACTTGTGCATCTTCGTTGTACTCTATGAAACTGCGGATTTCTTCTCCGGTGGCAAAAAACCTTCAGCTTCCGTTAGGAGCTGCAGGATCCTTGCACCCTTGCCCATTGGAAATTTCTTGACGTCTTCAAGAGTCAGTTCAGGATAGGCTTTCTCAAGCATTTTGAAAAGCATCATAGTTGAATATTCTTCGTTTGTCTTGGCCTTACTCAAATCAGCAGTGTCCTCAAGTACGAGAGGATAGTAATAGATTTCTTCGTCGCCGTCAAGAACCATGTGTTTTTCAGTAGCTTTTTTCACAAGCATCTTCGGGTCAAATTTCTTTGCGGCAGCACGACCCTCGGCTTCTTCCTTCTCAAATAGGCGTTGTCCTGTCTCAGCAGGACTCTCAGTTTTTTCACTCATAGGCAAAACCTCAGACAGATCCTTAATACGCGCCAAGCGTCAATGATGCGCCTTCACCAGAACCGTTCTCGATCACTATGCCCGCTTGTTCATCTCGCCAGCCATGGTGGAAAATGATTGCGTTCGACAACGTGTATTTCGGCTGTCCTGTGGGAGTACTATTTACCGGTCCAAGAATAATCGTCATCTTTGTTCCAGCAAGGGCCTGAGCTGCATGCATTGTATCGATGAACATTTTCTCAAAGCTAAATTTGAAGCTCTTGTTTCCACTCTCGAGGATCGCAGGGACATCGCTTGTGAATTTGTAATCTTTGATAACGTCTGCATCAATCTCGAATGTGACGCCTTTGATATAGCCCGCTTCAGCACCGTTGATTGTGATACTGCCGTTTCGTCCTATGCCTGGTGTTGTATTTACCATGTTTTTTCTTCAACCTCCAACCTTTTTCTTGCTTTGCGGAGACTTGCTCGAGGCAAATCTCTTTCGCAACAAGTTAGACAGGTGACCTGTCAACATCATATCCAAGAAATCGGACTTGTGAAGCTGAAAATGAGATTCAGGAACACAATGAAACGCGAGCTCCCACTGCTCCAGATGACTCCGAAGAAACTCTTCTCTTGTGACGTCTCTAAGGGCTCGTTCATACTCTTCCTTTCCGGCAATGAAGGCTAAGCCGATCCAAGCCCTATAGTACCTGTCATTTTCACCAATGAATAACAGAATCTTCCGAGCGACCGAGAGGAAATGCTGAAAGTTACGGTCTTTAAGGCTCACCAAAGACTGCCTGGAGACATCATCAAATCGACCGCAATACATTTCCAGCAAGTACGCGTTGAAGAGCTGCTGAAACACGTGCTCAAGCATTACTGATTGTGGATACCTCGGGCGCGTTTCCGGTAGAAACCTGTCGATGAAACGCATGCACAGGTTGACAGCTTTCTTGAGGAGATGCAGTTTCAACTCGGTGCGCAAATCAGCTTCCTCAAGGCGTGAAAAACATCAAAGCCCGGAGTCTGACGACGCCGCCATAGTACAGTTTTCCTTGTGTACGGATCTCTCCGGGACTGAACATAGTGGGAATAGCATCTCTCACCATGTTGCTAAGAGTGCGGTCCGCGAGGATCTTGTCGACGACGTCGCCCATAACAGGCACAATATCCGTAAACCAGTTGGCAGGTTCTGTTTCACGAATCAAAATGGCGACGCTGATGCGGATATTGTTGTCAAGCATGTTGCCGAACGCTGCCTGGTCAATGTCAGTCGGGTCAGGACTGATTATTGCCATCGGCAAATCTTGAACTCTGAACTGTTCCCCTAAAATCACAGTTTTGATCGTTGTGACTGCTTGAAGGGCCGTCTTAACCTGATCGAAAACAGCCTTGTACGAATCAGAATACTTTGCCATCAATGCACCTCTTCAGCGAAAAGATCCGTCCACAACTCAGGAATCTTCTTTTGAACGTCCTCCATCGTTCTGCGCACAAACGGATTCGGCTTCGTCCCTGGATGATGGACAATCGACGTGAAAACCATTCTTCCATTGACCTTGAAAGCCAAAACCTTCGAGAACACCGGGCGAATTTCATGCGGCGCCGTCCCATACTCAACGTACACCGCGTAAGGCACAGTTGGACCAACAGATCCTTCCAAACCCTGAACGTGCTTCTCAATGCTTCCAAGCAATTTGCCAGATCTCACCGGAGCCCTAGCACTCATCAACGCATAACCATAATCCACAGCAGCTCTCACAAGCCCAGGCAGAAGTTTTTCTTCGACTTTGTCAGCAAACAGGGAAAGGTCCAAACCCCGCTGCGAAACCTGAACCTGAATGCTCAAAGATCAACCAGCTATCACAAGTCTTCGTACGTACGGCCTGAGCATCCCCTTGAGCTCTTCATTGAAAGCCTCAACCGCCACAAGCTTGACGACCATCTCATTTACTTGGACCTGCGGGCTCACTTTCCGCTGGAGAATCCCGTGAACCGTGTTGCAACACACCTGAATGCAAACGTGCTTTATGTCATCCGGCGTGCTGCTGAAACCAGCAGTGTACGAGACTCGGATACTCTGCTCAACGATTGCAGGAACCTTGTTGACAAGCATCAGTTGCCCGGAGGACAGATTCATTATGTAGTCTGGCTCCGTCACAGTTACCCAGTTCGCCGTGACACCGTATCCTTGATCATTGTACTCTACCTTTGAAACTGACAGAACAGGATAGTACAAGAGACTCATCCATGGATACTGAAAATCATGAAACTCATTTGTGAATGCGAGCCCGTTAGAAGCAAAGAAACCAGTCGGGACCCGACAGAAATTCTCGATCATCGACTGCGCAAGGACAATTAGACTATCCAGGAAGGTGTTGAAGTCTGAATCGCTCGCATATCCCAGATCTGTGTACGCGATTTTGCTGTGTGCTTTGACATCAGTGTTTGAGCAGTACGAGGCGGATCCGCCGCCGCTGCCACCGCCTGAGACTTCAACTTCATACACGACGCCCCAACGGAAATCATGATCTTTCGTGTCCATACTACTTATGTTAATTGTGAAGTTCGTGGCATCTGGATCGGAAGGCCAGCAGCTCCAGGGAGCAATATCGTCAAGCGGTGTGACGGTGATGTCTGCAAGAGTCGGGGTCGTTGAGAGCCCATGTGGAACGAGAACAGTCCTATCTCCTGCTAAGATCTTTGCTGTTCCCGTTTTCGTCGAATAGACTGTTACCATTCTTTCTCTTGCCTCTTAAGTCAACTGAGGATAATCAATTCTTTTCGCATAGAGAGCATACCAAAAGATCGTGCGTGCGTCAGTTACCGTGACGGGCGTTATTGTGCCTGAGACTTTAACTGCATACACAATACTCCATGAGAAAGTGTGGTCCGAAAAATCCATCGAATTTAAGTTAATATTGAAGTTGGTTACTCCAGGATCGCTAGCCCAGAGACTGCGACCTCCAAGGTTATCAAGCGGAGTAATGCTAATCTCTGCAAGAGTTGGAGTTGTTGCGAGTCCATGCGGCACAGTGACGGATGTATCGCCTGCGGTGATTGTTGCTGTTCCCGTTTTCGTCGAATAGACTATTGTGCTAGCGTTATTAATGCAGAAGTCTATTTGAAAATGCGTCGTATTCATGCTCCCTGTCAAGATCGTTGGTTCCAAGAGAAAAGCTGTCGAGTTGATGTAGGCCGTTCCGGTGAGCTTCACAAATGTCACGTTCGGTAGGACACCGAGATTGTGCTTGATCCACGTTCCATTGATGCATGATGCTTGGCTGCCGAGGTTTTCGAGCCTGATGTCTGCGCCTGCTACTCTCTGTTTGACCTGGAGGTTCAGGTAGTAATCGATGTCTCGCCAAGTCAGGACCGGTAAACCCCAGCTGCTCACATTTCCCATGCAATAGTTGAACATCGTATTGTTCATTGTTCCATGGAAAGTCAAGAAGGCGAGTTCCCCGTTCGAGCCTGAACCTGTACTGTTGACTGCGTACCAGGCAGCAGCGGCAATGACTCCGCCCTCAGCTTTTGTCCCGTTAAAGTTTGTTTCTGTCGGGAAGTAGCAGCTAAAGATATCTGAGATGTAATTCCACGTTTGATTAGGCCATGTTTTGTAGTTACTCCAACCAATGTAGTTGTAGTATTGCCGCACCATCTCAAAGTTTGCTGGATGCCCTGATGGAAAGCCCATCATATCAATGCGAACGTTGAGGTTTCGATCGATCCAGTCTTTGCTTTGCCGGTATTCTTGATCTTGGTCAGCAAGGGTTATCGTTGCCCCGGTCATATCCTTACTAAGGTATCCGTGACTGTAGAAACTCCAGCCTGCATCACGCATTTCTTTCAGATTCGTGAGAGTAATGTAAGAAGTGTTTGTCGGTCCAGCCTGCTCTACCCAGCGAGAAACAACTCCTTCGCTTCCTCTGAACCCCCAGATGGACGTCATGTTCTTGAAATACGTGCTGTATTGGATGTAGAGCGTATCATCAAAGCAGACCATGAAAGCTGCTTTGCTCACGGCATTCAAGTAGCCTTGAACTTCAATGTCTGCGTAAGGCGGAATCTGCGGATAATAGTTTAGGGTGAAGTTGCCTTTGAGAATGACTTTTTCAGTTCCTTTCGTCCCGTTGTTCAGATGGGTGAAAGCATATTGAACGCCGAGCGTCTGATTCGTTGTTTGATAGGCGACCTGGCTAGTGGTTCCGTTCTTGACTTTTACTGTTGTACCGTCAAAATCTACAAGGTAGGCAACGGCCTGATATGGGTTGGCGATGACGTCTGTTCTGTTGTCGCTCTTCCAGAAGAAACTGTTCGAGCCATAATAATTCCTTGTTCCCTGATAGTCCTCGAGAATCAAAATATTGGCGCCGTAAGTGACCGTTCCAGCTAAAGTGCATCCTTTCAAGAGGATCGTTCCACCGCTCGTGAGATTTCCGATGGCAGCCATTTGAACCGCAGTCTTGTTTGTGTCAAACCAATTCAGCCAGCCATTCGTCCCGTTTTGCAGGCAATAATAGGCATCGATGGGGCTGATGATGTAGTCAAACGGTTTCTGAAGCCCACTAAGGCTACTATTTACGGGTGCATCAAGTCTGTTCTCAATCATGTTGAGACGATCTTGAATGCTGATATCTACGCTCACCTTCGCTCCAAAATAAGCTGCGACGCTTGCACAAAGCAGAATAGCGCATAACATCGCGGTTTTGGACCACGTTAAATCTTTGAGAGTGATGTTTTGTCCCTTCTTCTCATTCATTTCTTGTCAACCATCCAAAATGCCAGATATGAGTCTCTTTGCTTCCCAATCTACAGTCCAAGTACCACTGGGAACGCTACTGTCAGACTTCAGAATGGCAACTTGAAAATGAGTGCTGTTGCGAGCAATACAATAGACACTTAAAGGATAGGTTTGAACGGCATAGCCATAGATGTGAACATCCACAATGGTCGGAGTATCATCTAAGTTATGCGCGATCCAAGTTGCATTGGTACATCCTGAAGTGCTTCCAATTTCGGTTCTATAATAACGTCTGCCGGCGACGGGTGTATTGTCGAGCACCATTGAAAAGTGAGAGCTGTCGGTGAGAACGGTTGTGCCCCATAGATGTCCACCGTACATTGTCAACAAACGGGTTCCATCAGTATAATCTCGCCAACTGTCCAGATCTGTTCCAAAAAAGTCGATGAGGTTTGTGGTACCAGTGAAGTTTACAGCGCAATCACTATCGCCACCCGATATCATTCCGCCATAGAAATGAACATCTGATGCGTTGACGAGAAGTATGCATGTTTCATAGTTTTCAATATCCAGATTGATGAAAACAAGATAGTTTCCGCCATATACTCCTCTGTTCGTGATGTTCAAAGCAACCGAACCTGCGCCTGCGTATGCACCGCCGCCTACCTGTAAACGATCAAAAGTAACGAGATTCGCTGGATTCTTGGAACTGTTACCTAAAGGACCAGCCGTTTCTATGACAAGACCTTTTCCGCCCGAACCGGTGCCAATTACGACATCGCTGAAAAATGAGTTGCCTGTGCAAACATTGAAAGCGAAATTCTGTTTGAACTCAATGCCAATGCCGTTGTCAAGTGTTGAAATTCTTATTTGAGAGCCAAACATAGCAAACGGGTTATAGATCATGAGTCCGTGATAATTGGCAGCAACCTGTCCTATTGTAATTTTGTTCAACGTTTGTCTGCAAAGGAAACTTGAGTGCCCGGCCCATGCTGTATAAATTGCATCACCAGCATAACCGTTCATATTGATAATGACGCCTTCAATACGCCAGTCAGTCAGCGAAATGTCGCTCGGATCAACGACTAGACAGCCAAGCGTAAGATTGGTAGTTACATTCAGATATGTACCCACTTCAGCCACAAGATGTGTCTTTTTCCCAAGAATCCAATCACTAGCAACCTGATATGCCCCAGTTCGCACCCAAATGAGACCCGCAGCACCAGATGCCATGGTGCCGAGATAGCCTCTCCCCGTGTTCCAAGCCAAAGAATGATCGGTACTGTAGTATTCGAGGCGACCACCGCGATCATCGGTGCCGTTTATAACGCACGCATAAGAGCCGTGAAGACTCAGAATGTACGAACACGTTTTTACCATTCCTGAAATAGTGCTGTTGATGGGATTATTGATTGTCTCATTCAAAATTTGCTGTTGAGTCTCAAGATAGTCAAGTTGCGCCTGCATTTGAAGCTGAATATCGATATTCACTTGTGCTCCTTGTTGTGCAGCCCATCCAAGCGAAAGAATTATGCCGATTACGAGTACTGCTCCTACAACTTTTTTCTTGAAACTAGCATTCAGAAACGAGTTCACTAATCTGTTGAGATTGATTTTTTCCATCATTTTTTCTTGTTTCTTTTCGCCTACATCAGGCGACCTTGAACAACCTATAACGTGACAACTGCGATCCATCCGACTTCTTGATCGACGAATATTAGTCGAATGACTTTGATGTTCTCATCAGTATGAAACAATTTCTTGCCTTCAGCTCTAGCTATGGCTACGACGTCGCCGACATCCCGCAACTTCTGCTCATCATCTCGAATAACCAATGCCTTGAGCAGCTGACTCATTTCTTGTCACTTCGATGATTTTGACTGTTCGCCCCATAAAGTAACGACCTCGCCTGCAGAGAAAAGTTTCTTCGCAAGCCAACTCTGAAGTTTCTCAAATCGCCTGTCTTTTCCCATCGCCAAAAAATACACGGTCACAGGCACAACTGGAGGCAACTTGCCCTTAATGATCTTGGGCCACCTGCAGACTCCGCAGGATCCGTGGCACCGCTTCAAATTCTGACCGCACACATCAAGACAGTCAGGCACGCCAAGAAGGCGCATTAAGAAGGTACGTTTGACAGGCTTGCGGTCCGGAACCGAATAGACAGCAAAACTGTCGCCCTTCTCGTCGACGGCGATTAGAACGTTAGGATTCAACTTTAGCATGACTGTTAGACCATGAGCCAGAGCTAGGAGTTCTGCGCGACTCATTTTAGTAAGGTCCAACAATTTCAACCATTCCTGAAACATCGAAACTGAAAGAAAAAGGGAAACGAGGTCAGTGAATGCCGTGATTGTTGACTAGGTTTGAGATGTGATTTTCTGGATGCTGTTGGCTACGCCGCCGATTGACCCGCCGTCCATGTGTGTGATGACATAGTTCGAAAGTTCAGTGGGAACCCTGTACAATTCGACAATGGGTTCTTCTTGGAGACCAGCCCAAACCGCGCTAACGCCTTTAGTTCCCACGTAAGCCAATGTCTTCACGCCTGCAGGACAGACAGTGTCCCAATACGGATCTGCGTACCAGTCGAGACCAAGGACCTTCGGAATCTTGCCAGTAGTGAACAAATCTATGAGGGCACTGTAGAATTGCTTGACATCGTAGCTTGTGGTGAAAGCGTTCCACATGTTCCCTGGGGAAGTTGCGATGAAATCGCTTTGGAATCCGAGGTTAGCAGCGTTCTTGATCGCCGTGGCAACCTCAGCAAACGTGAGGCTTGTGCCCGAAGCAGCACTCAAGCTTCCGCCTGCCGCTGCCGAGAGTGCTACAGTGACATACTTGAAAATGCCGTTCTTAACACATGAACCGTGCACGCGTCCCATTTGTTCAACGAAGTTTATAGCTGAAGTGTTGGCAAGCAGGTCGGAGATCTGTGTTACTTTGCCGAAGGCCTTCATAGTGATTGATCGTTTAGTCAACGTTGGATCTGCAGCTGCGAGCGCAGAGCCTTCAGTCCACTCGTCAAATCCTGGCTGAGTAATGATTTGAGTGTCAACTGTCTTGCCTGACCCTTTCGGAACCGTTGCTTGCATGCATAGGTCTCGTCCATCGACCCAACTCTTAAGCTCCAGGAGGGCTCGGGACTGCACCATTGTGGGCAGTGCTATGTTGCTTGTGCCCGTGAGCAACTCCTTAACGGTCATTTGTGATTGATCACTTTCATAGAAAGTCTGAAGCTTCTCGGTGAGGGCCTTCTTTTTCTGAAGTGTGAAGAGCTCACGCATCGTAAGTTTACCATACAGTCCCAGATCTTCTTTGTTGACAAGTTTTTCCTCAAGCTTTGACAAACGCTCGTTGATCCGCTGGTCAATCGACTTAACGAAGGCATCTAGATCGAAATCTTCCTTCTTTTGACTCGTGCTATCATTCTCCTTTCTGTTTACTTCCCACATTTCGCTCTAGGGCTCACCCTTGAGAGTCGGAGGGTTGCTGTACCGTTTCATCAAGAACTGAAGAGACTGAAAAATCCGGATTACTGCGATTTCTTCTCTACTGCTGCAATGAGTTCTTGGCTCACAATTCGAAATGCATCACTCTTGTCTAGGCCTTCGCTGCGGAGTTGGTGAAAACGAGCCCAGAAACCTTCCTTCGTCAACAGACATTTACAGGGTTCTTTCTTAGGCTCTTGTTTCGGCTCTTCCTTCGGCTTCTTCAGTTGCTCGAGCTCGCTTTTCAAAGCTTCATACTTGCCTTGAAGGTCTTCGATCTTCTCAAGAACTTCATAGTCTCCAACGTCAGCATCTTTGGCAGCCGCAACCAAAACGTTCTGAGCCTTAACATGTAGATCTGACGCACTTGCACTATCTGTCACAGGCTCTTCTTTTCCAGATACCTTATCCTTATTTTCAGCGTTCTGTTCTTTTATTTCCTTTTGCATTGTTATCCCTTTGAAACTTTCAACCAGTTTCTCAACCGGCATAATACGAGTAAGAGGTACTCCTGGAAGCACGTCTTTCGTGAGGTACGCTTTACCTGTGAAAACGAGCCCTTCACACGTCCATCCTTCAGGTGTCAACTCAGATCCTCGAAGACAATCAGCTTCGATGCTCACCTGAAGTATCTCGCCCTTCTCGAGCATGCTCAAGGCTTTACTTCCTTTCAAAACTCTGTCCAAGCATTCAACAGTGTCATCTTCGTAGTCAGCGTCGACAGTCTGAACTTCCTGCAAAATCTCCGTTGTATGATTCAAATCCGTATGCTTGCCAATAAGAGTCCTGCAAGCGCGGATAAGCTCTTCACGCGTGTAGATATTCCAGTTCATGCTTGTAAGCGGAAAGAGAGCTTCAACTTTGAAGTACTTCGCCTGTTCATCTTCTTTGATGAATTGAATGTGTGGCTGAATCCAAGAAAACTTTTCACGAATCTCTTGAGGATACTCATAAGGCTTCGAATCATCAAGACCGAGTTTCTTCAGCCACGCATAATAGATCTGTTTGCCTTCGTCACATTCAGTCTCGCCTTTGCAGTACCGCCACATGAAGGCCTGATAGATCTTCTCAAAGTCAGGATGCCTCATTCTAAATCCTTCCCATCAACAAGATGAGCACACATCTGCAGTGAGGATGAACCATCGGATACCAAACCCAATCATTGAGACCCTTCACCAAATACTGAAAAGTTCCTTCAGCATCTTCATCACTCATTATCCGCTTGTCATACTGCAAACATTTCTGACAAGCATCTGGGCTCGTAACATACATGAAACTAAGGTTGGACTCAGCCAACAGATCCAGAAGCAACGCCGTCTTTGTCAAGATCCTTAGCGAGTTTTTCATACAATTCCAACCGCTTCTTGCTTTCAGCACTCAGGTTCGCAGCAGTTCCGGCAGGAACGAACCTGCTGTCAACCATCAGATCCTTCCCGGCGTCTTCAGGATACCCGAGACGTTGACGAGCCCACTTAGGAGACACAATCGCATGTTCAATCTCGCCCTGCAACATCTTGCTCAAAGCTTCTTTATCTTCGCTCTTCAGCGGTCTCCAAGTCATCTTAACAGGACTCTTGATCTGGACCATTGAGAAGATGCTGCTCTCATGCATCCTTTTCAAGACACGCTGATAACCACGGACCTCAGCCTCCAGGATCCTCTCCTGGTACTCGGCTGTAGCCATCGTACTTGTACCGCCAAATCCCAAGGCAGCTTCTGGTACTCCGAGCCCTGCAACAAGATTACGAGTGAAATGATTCAGCAAAGGCTCAATGGTCTGTCGACCACCTACAGTAGCGCTTTGATAAACTTCTTGGATTCCGTCTATCGTCCCATCATTGAAGACATCTTCTCCTGGCTTCCGATTAATGATACCATTTTTCACTCGGTCAAAAGTTGGTTTGTCGACAGGATTCGTTGCACTTCCAATATTGATGAGCAAGAGAGGATCTGCACGACGCCTGGCAATCCATGGCAACTTCTCTTCCATAAACAACAATGACTTGATCGTGGGGAGGACGCGGCGAAGAGAGCTGACACCGAAAAGACTCCAAGGTTCAGCATTGAATCTTAATTCAAGAATCTCTTCAGGCTTGTACCTCAGAATCTTTCCGAAATCGGGCTGATACACGTACTCAGTGAACTGGCCGTCTGCGTTGACTTTCTTGCCCATTCTCATCGGGTTGAGCGCCAGAAGTTTCGTGTCTCTGTCTTTCTGGATCCGCCAATACATGTTTCCGAAAAGAATAGCATAAAGAGAACCGTCTCGGACAACGACGTCTGCCTGGATCTCAGTGAGAAAATCGTTGATGCTTGTTATGCTTCCTTTATCGTTGCTTTCAAGGTCGTATCCCATCTGCCAAATCATGAACTGTTTGACGTCGACAGCCCGACCAACATACGGAACATAATAGTATGCGTCCAAGTAGTCTTGAAAGTCACCAAAGTCTTCCGGATACTTCACGCCTGTGATCGTGCCAACACTGACCTTTGCAGCTGTAGCCGGATTGACCGTAGCCTCAATCAACTTGGCGCTCTGGAGTCTCCCCCGGATTCTCGTTTCGGAAGCCTGCTGAGGCTGCTCGGAGCTTGCAATAAGATAGGCTCCAGGCACTTTGCCCTCTACAGCAACGAGTCCGTGCAACTTGGGTTTTTCAGGTTCCTTCCTTTTCCTATGCGGCCAACGCATCACTTCTTATCTCCAACAGTTCCGAAATCAACAAGACCCAACGTGCCAGGATGCCTTGCAGCACCGTAGACTGCGAGTGCACTGGCCCAAAACACGTCATCATGACTGCCTTCAGGATGAGTGAACTTGATGTGTCCCGTCTTCAGGAGTTCGAATTTCTCAACGTTAAGCTCAGCAGTCAAGTCAACGTCGGCAAGACTTTTCGTAGGTGTGTACGGAATCCGCACTTCACCGCCACGCATCTTCTCTCTGAGAATGGTCGCCATCTCTTCTTTCGTGGGTAAAGTGAAATTGACGCCTATGACGTTGCTGATTCCGCTGCGCTTCATATCCTCAACGATGTAATCGCCGACGCCAGTGACGTCTGCGTACACGGCTCTGAGGATCCTCCAGCGGTCCTGGAGACTTTTCACGTAGCCGATGACGCTCGCGTACTCTGTGTTCAATGGGAAACGGTGAAGATGGACAAACCGAAGGACTCTTTCGCATTTTGCGACAACGAGTACAACGCTATAATCCCTGTGTTTGCCAAAGTCGACACCAACATAGAAATCTCCGTCTGTCTGGGCTCGGAAATCCAGGAAGTCAAGTTGACTGTCAATGCACTTCACGATCAGGCTTTGAGTAAGCCAAGTATCAGCATCCTCAACGAATTCAGCGTAGAACTCCCGTCTGAACCGTTCTTCAGGAAGCTCCTGCCTCATCTGATCGATGAAACTCTGCTTGATTAACCCGGCTTTGACGACGTCTTCGCATGTTACTACATGCTTGCTGAATTCCTCGCTGTGGCACATCCGGTAGAAAACACTGTCCCTGTTCCAAGGCGTGCTCGAAGCAATCAAAGCACCGTCTGTCGTCGCAAGCATAGGATACAAAACGTTATAGAAAACCAGTTCGTCATCATGGAAAAAGTTAGCTTCGTCAGGAAGCACCAGGTGAGCCGTATATCCTCTCAGGAGCTGCGGAGAATTGGGCAAGATCACGATTCGCGAATGATTTCTACATCTTATGACAGTACGTTGCTGTCGGTCGACTAAGGCTCGTCGAGTCTCTGACGGCAGACCTGCTAGGTAGTCTTGGATACGATCTCCGAGTATCATGCTTTGTCGTAATGACGGCCCCACGACTAAGGTCAGAGTCTTCGGGTGCGTCAGGGCAAACCAGAGGGCTCGCAACGCGATGGTCGTTGTCTTTCCAGCTTGACGGCTCCAGCGAACCGCAATCCGTTTACTCTGATCCCGCAGCAACCGTGCTTGGTACTCGGTTGGTTCAAATTTGAAAAGAGCCCTGCAGAACTCGACAGGATCCTCCGGAACCAAGAACGGCTTCGGAACGCTGGCTCTTTCCAACTTGTCGATCTCACGCCACAATGTAGCGGGGCTCTCAGGCTGACTCTTCCAAGTCGGCGCACTCACGAACTCGCCTTCTCTGCCTTCAACTTGTCCAGGGCTCGTTTGATCTCGTCAAGATCACATAACTTCTTAGGCCGCAGACTCAAGCCCAGAAGCTTCGCAGCCAACTTCATGTACTGCAAGCTGATTTTTTCTTCCTCTTCTTCAGCGAACTTCTTGGCGAGCCCATAGGCCTCAGCCGCAAGATATCTGCACAAAGCGTCCCGAGCTGCATATGACTCGGCAGCGCAGAAATCTTCCTCCCGAACTTTCCTCGTGATTCTTGAAAACGTGCGGTAGAATTGGGAAAAAATAAAGTTACTTTTTTTCACCGTTGAAAGCTCCCTTGCCCGCGAGAATCAACCAGGACCTCGCCTTTCTCGATGTCCGGAACATTGCCGACCTCAACGCTTCCAGTCAAAGATCCCAAAATCTCACTGCGAGATACTCTGCAAACGCTTTCACATCGATTTAGATCTTGGTAACAGCTGGCAAAAATCAAAGCTCGAATCTGACGCCTCTGAAGACTATCCTTACTTCTTTTATGAACCATGAAAAGTCAACTCTAAACGCCACTCAACGGCGGCAAAATCCGCAATCCGCTTAGATCTGGGTTGCATCTGCAAAAAGAACATTACTGTTCGCTTCTAGATATCGAAAATCAATAAAGGTAATATATGATGTTGAGTGACACTCTCAACGATAGTTTTGGTAAGGGGCAGGAAAGACATCGCAGCTCAGGTACTTGAAGTAGTCGTTCAGAAACCCGATACTGCCCCAACCAGAATATTCGGCAAAGTCGGAGTGTCTTATCGCTTCTTGCAAGCGATGCTTGAGAACGGATTAATAAGTCTAGAACCGAAAGGCAGGAAACGCTTCAAAGCCAGCATCACAGAAAGAGGCCGCGAATTCCTAAGCCACTATCGGGCATGCAACAAGCTTTTCCCCGTCAATTGATAGTAGCGCGCGCTAATGAAAAAAGAGGGAAGATGCGGGAGAAGTCCGCGTTTTTCCAAAGCCATGTGATCAGAGCCTTTACTGCAGGAGAGCGCGCGTGCTAATAGGGTTTTCTTGGACTTCTTCGAAACTTCCTCTTTGCCAGAATCACTGCCGACGAGGCTGCAACGAGCAAGGCGGCAAGAATCATAGGTGATAGAAACTCCGGAATGCCACTTGCGTCGGTTTTTACGAGCCAAAAATCAGCGCCGCCAGTACCAAAAGACTCTGTGTAGCCTGCTAGTGCGTATCCGCCGTCACTCGTCTGCACCAAAGCATACGCATATTCAACATCTGTTCCTCCATACGTCCTGCCCCACCCGGATCCGCCAGTTGCGTTGGTTTTAATCAGGTAAGAATCCCAGGCGTAGGGAGAGAGGTTAGAATGTGTGTAGCCTGCTAGTGCGTATCCGCCGTCACTCGTCTGCACCAAAGCATACGCCACATCATCGTAATAGATAATAATATCGAGGATATCAGACCATTCCTCCACTCCGTAGTTCTCTTCCCACTGTACGGAGCCAACTGTGTTGGTTTTTACCAGCCAAAAATCTTTGTGAGAAGCCAAATCTGTAATGCCTGCTAGTGCGTATCCGCCGTCACTCGTCTGCACCAAAGCAGTCGCTCTATCATCGCGATTGATTGACCCGTGTGTGTGATCATAGGTCCTGCTCCACTGCAAATTGCCAGACGCGTCAGTTTTTACCAGCCAAAAATCATAGGCGCCAGCATCAAAAGAATATACGCTGCCTGCTAATGCGTATCCTCCATCCGTCGTCTGCACCAAAGCAGACGGACTACCAGGGTTTGGTCCTCCGTAAGTCCTATTCCATTGTGCGCTGCCAACTGCGTCAGTTTTTACCAACCACCAATAACCGCTGTCAGTGCCAAAGAAATCCTTGTAGCCTGCCAATGCGTATCCGCCATCACGCGTCTGTACCAACGCAGACGCTGCATCATTTTTATGTCCTCCGTAGGTCCTGTTCCACTGCAAATTGCCAGACGCGTCAGTTTTTACCAGCCAAAAATCATAGGCGCCAGAACCAAAAGACTGCGTCCCGCCTGCTAGAGCGTATCCACCATCACTCGTCTGCACCAAAGCACGCGCCATATCCTCGTTTGGTCCTCCGTAGGTCTTGCTCCACATCATGTTGCCTGAGGCATCGGTCTTTACCAAGTAAGAATCATAGGCGCCAGCGCCAAAAGAATATGTGCTGCCTGCTAATGCGTATCCACCATCACTCGTCTGCACCAAAGCATGCGCCATATCCTCGTTTGGTCCTCCGTAGGTCTTGCTCCACTGCATAATGGAAGGGTCAGCCTTGACCGCTTGACTGCTTAACGACGCAACCAGAATAGCGGAAAGAAGCAATGCTAAAAAGATTACACATACTCTTTTCATGATCCATCCCGCCATCAGCATTTGACCAATCTATACCTGAAAGGACACTTATATGATTATTCGAAAGCTTCGTGGTGCTCTTCCGCTGAAAAAAAAACGCGTGCGCTGCGATCGATCGACGCATCGCTCATCTTCATCTCAGCGTAGCGCTCGCTCATTCCAATCCTAGTGAAAAAGAAATAGGCCGCTAGTCTCCCTCGCTTATTTCCTCTCTAACATTGCGCTCAGAATCTCCCCACGACTCAAAAGTGAAACTCGTTAAAGCCCAATGCCAACCCCGCTTCTCAACAAGCTTCTCCCCAATCTCTTTCTCCAACCGCTTGTTCATCCTTACAACCCTTCGGCTGACCTGATGTCGACGAATCCTAAACTCGGTCAGCTTAGTAGCCAACTCACTCGGGAGTAGCCCAGCATTTCCTGCCTCATACAAGCAATCCAATATCAGGAGATCCACTTCATCAACGCAGACAATTTTCTGAATCATAGGCTTCTCAAAATGAAACATCCCCTTCAACCCAGCAAGAATAGTACGCTGCATAAGCTTGACTTCCTCAAGATCACGTAGGGCTCGTTTCAAAAGCTGCTGATTATACTTCAAACGCCCCACTTTTTCAGCCTGACTGCGACCTTTTGAACGCGTTTTCTCCCTGACTTCCATCATACAACGTTCAAACCTAGATATCCTCAATGTGCAGAACTGTGAAAGGTGAGCTCATACCATCTACATCAGCAGAGCTCAAACCAACACATCGTGAAAAGCATGGACTTTTCCCATAGTCCGAGTCAACGCTCAAAATGACATTTGAACACAGTTTCGCTGCCAAAAAGGAACTAAGAAACATAATCCTGCAACCTCCTCTGCTCAGGTCCAAATTGATCCGAGCCCTCTACACTGAACAATTTCTTCAGAGCCCCAGTGAGCTCCTCAAGATCCACATGCAAAGCCTGAAGCTGACCCTCCAACTTCTTCACACGCTCCGGCATGAGCAGATACTCAACCGCAGCGTCCCTGCTGAAATGCTCAAGCTCACCCTGATCGATGCCTGGACTGTGATCAATCTTCCTCTCCGGCGTACTCACACAGAAATACCTGCTCAACAACCTAGCTACTGGATCGTCAACCTTCAACTCGTAGCCTCTGCAAATCTCTCCATCATTCAGCCTGCAACCGTATTTCATCATCAAACTTTTAGCAACCCTGTCAGCCAAATTCTTCGCCAAAACAAACAACTCACCAGGATGCTTCCCATACAAAGTCTCCACATGCACAATCCAACTTCGCGTCGTATGCCTCACATACACACCCAACTCCAACCCCAACAACGCAGTCCAATTCACCATCTCAACACGCCTAAAATCAACCGGCAAACAACCCTCAGCCACAATCGCAAAGCGCACTTGGCATCTGTCAAGCCGATATACACCGCTACCGAAGACGACGTCCTCACATGATACGAGAAAAGTTTTACCTCGACCCGTCAGGTGATAGAAAACGGCTCGGCTGCGCACCTGCCGCTTCACAAGACCGCATTTTTCGAGCTTATTCAGGTAATAGGTAACATGCTGCCTGCTCCAACCATAAATACGACCAATCTTCGCAGGGTAGTCTTCAACCTCAACCCGCTTCAAAATCGGAATAACACGAGTCCGAACAGTACTGAAGTCAAATTTGACTTTTGACATCCGAACACAAGAATTTTGACTTCCACGACCTCTTGTCAAATACAGCACCTAGCAGGCGCCGAGTTCCAGCTTGGGAAAAAAAGGGAAAGAAGCTGCGGAGAAAACGCTTAGCTGGCGATATCGCCACCTCGATGAGGGTTCAAGTCCCACCCCCCGCACCTTGCATACGCAGCTTTTTCGCGTTTTTTCAACCAAAACACCCCTACCCCCTAGGGCCTCATTCAACCTCTGAACTGCACTCTCACAAGTGTGCCTATGGAATGCGAATGGTTTATCCGAGATTGGACACGAAAAGAAAAAAGGGATGTGATTTTACAGAATTGACTCCCTGTTCATCGGAAATGCCGTCGTTGCCCTTATGTCGTCAGTTCCTAGCACAAATTGTGTGATCCTGTTCAGTCCTATTCCGCATCCAGAGTGTGGGACTCCACTGTTCTCGTAGAATTCGAGGTACCATTTGAAGTCATCTATGCTTCCGCCTTTCTCGACAAGCTGTTTGAACATCGATGAGTTGAGTAGTCTCTCGCGGAGTTTCTCGTGTCTGTACTCTCTTTCTGCTGCGCCCACTGCTTCGCCGCTTGAAGGCATAAGCAGGTCTGCACTGTTGACGACTGCTGGGTTCTCATCGTCTTCTTTCATGTTAAAGAATTTTATGTTCTTCGGGTAGTGTGTGATGAAAAGCGGTTGATTTCCTGTGAGAGTGACTAGCAGTTTTTCGTGATTACTTTTGAGGTCGTCGCCCCATTGGACTCCGAGCTCTGAGAGCATTTCGACAGCTTTTGTATATGTCATTCTCTGGAAAGGTTGTTTGACTCTTCTGAGTCTTTCTATGTCAGCGTTGAGAAAAGTGAGCTCTTCGATGCTTTCTTTGAGCGCTAAGTCTATCATTGAGCATATTGCGCTTTCAATGTGATGCAAGAGTTGTTCGAAGTCTCCCGTGAATTCCAGCTCGATCAGAGTGAATTCGGTCAAGTGTCGTCCGTCAACCATGGATTCTGCGCGGAAGCTGGGTCCGATACACCATACTTTCTTTAGGAATGGTGTCAGAACTTCGAGATAGAGTTGTCCGGTTTGGCTAAGATATCTCCTGGGTCCGAAATAGTCTATTTCGAACATCGTCGCGATGTTTTCGCATGCACCTGTTGCCTTTGTCATGTGTGGAACTACGACTTCGCTGAAACCTTGTTTTTCGAAATATTCTCTGGCGCCTTTCAGCAGACTCGACTCGATCTTCACAATTACGTGCAGTTCCGGTGCAGGCAGGAGTCTGTGCCTATTGTTTGTCGTTTTCAAAAGGTCAAGACGAATTTGTTTTCCGTTTGTTTCGGTTTTTTGAATCTCGCTAATTTGGGTCTCCATGACCCGCACCGACAATCCTAGTTCCACTCTAATAAATCTTTTCCACAATTTCGTGCAGCATTCAAGCCGCTGCTGACAAAAACGCCTAAAATACGCTGAGATTCGTAGGCAGCAAAATAGAAAGTCACTGGGCGTCAACGATAAGTGGTCCGAGCGAACTCGCTTTTGTACGGGAAAAGCGCTGGCGTCCCTCCAGAGTGCAAGAAGACAACATTGTCGTCTTTCCTAAAAAGGCAGCGTCTTATGAGATCGATAAGTCCAGCCATGGCTCTACCAGTGTAGATGGGATCAAGCAGTATCCCCTCAGTCTTCGCGACGAGGCTAATAGCATCCAGAGCTTCTGAAGTCGGCACATCATATGCCTCTCCAGCGTAATCCTCGTTGAGAATTACGTCATCCGAATCCACAGCAACGCCGGCGTGTAACGTTTTGGCAGTCGCATTTGCAATTTCAATTGTCTTCTTGACCAATTCATCTTTAAGGTTTGGTTCGGCAGAGATTCCCACAACGTCGGCTTTTGATCCTAGGATTTTGTTGGCCAAAACTAGTCCAGCCTGTGTCCCACCTGAACCAGCAGCGTGAACGACGTGGTCAATTTCAAAGTCGTTAAGTCGTGCTTGCTTAAACAGTTCAAGCATAGCGTTCGCATAGGCAATTGCTCCAGGAGGGTAGGAAGCTCCACCGGGTATCACGTAGGGAACATGTCCTTTCTTCCTCAGATCCTCCGCTATCTCTTCCATAAACTGCCCTCTGCCCAGTTTCTTGACTTTTCCGTGGAGAAACCGAATCTCAGCTCCCAGAAGCCAATCCAAGAGAAGATTTCCATCATAAGTCTTCGGTTCTTCACCACTCAAAACTAGAATTGCTTTCAGGCCCAGTCTACTCGCAGCTGCCGCTGTGGCACGTGAATGGTTTGATTGAACCGGTCCGGCTGTTATGACAATGTCAGCTTTTTTACTCAACGCATCTCCCATTGCGAACTCCGTTTTCCTTTCTTTGTTGCCACCAAAAGCTAAACCCGTACAGTCGTCCCTCTTTATCCACAACTGCGGGCCATTCAACGCTTTTGTCAAACGAGGCATCGTCTGCAACGGAGTAGGCAAATTCACAAGCCTAACTCTTGGAAATCTGTCTATTCTCCTCTGAAGCTCTCTTGCAGAGATCAACAAAACTACCTCGCAAAAAGCTATGTTTACGTATTCTTAATAGATTTTGGTGCAAAATATGGCGCAAACCCTATCTATTCAATATTGAGGTGCTTGCACGCGTTTAGCTACACGTTTTCCCGTTCCACCGCACACAGGGCATACGAATTCGCCCCAAAGCGACCGTGACAAATCGCGACCAGTACCTTTACAGTAGCCACACGTCGGCTCTTTTTCCTTGCCACGGACCCTTTCAGAAGCATGTTTCCTCATAGTCATCCTAACGCTAATATTCGACTCTGAATTCAAAAGAATTGTGAATCCGAAATCAATAGCCCAACTCCCAATCTGTCTCACTGAAAAGGATATCATTCTGAGCCAATAATGCACGAAAAGATAATAACTTCCATGAAAGACTGCGTCTCAAGGAAGGAAAGCGAAAATGGATGCTCTTGAAGCAATCAAGATTCGCAGAAGCATCAGAAAATACAGTCCAGAACCCATCCCTGAGGAGAAGTTACAGACTATCTTCGAGGCTGCACGTCTGGCACCTTCAGCAGCCAATCGTCAACCCTGGCGTTTCGTAGTAGTCCAAGACTCGAACCGAAAGAAGTCTTTGTCAGAAGCAGCAAACGATCAAACATTCCTTAAGGATGCTGCCGTCATCGTGGTGGCGATTGGTGATCCTGACGTCTCGGCAAAGTGGTGCGAAAAAGACACGATGACAGCCTTGGAACACATTGTTCTGGCCGCCACAACCCTCGGATACGGTTCCTGCTGGATAGGCGCATTCGACGAAGACGCGGTCAAACGTCTACTCAAGATCCCTACTAAAA